AAAGACAAATATAAGTCTTTCAGTCCGATGACATCATTAGATTCTGGAAATGCTTGTATCTCAATAATTCCATTTGCTTTTGTTGTGGAAGTTATGTTGATTGTTCCCAATATAATTTCACCCTTCACATAATCAACTGTTCCTGCATCTTTAATAACAACAGTCCTATTGCCATTACTATCAATCTTAACTACTGAAATGACACCAGTTTTTGCAGAAACATTGGTCGGTCTATTAAGAAAAAGACCTCCTGCAGAAGTAACATTTGTTATGGTATTTCCATTTGAAGAAATTGTGGGAGTATCTGTAAGATATACTGTGGATGATTCTCCCGAAATTTTAAATCCTGTGGATTTGATATTAAGTCCAGTAGGATTAACATGGAATTGATTTCCAAAACATAATTCATACTGCGCGAATTGATTTAAAGTTGCCTTCAAATCTCTTCGAATCTTAACCTTAGTAATGTTAGATGTAATTGCAGTGTCAGTAGTATCAATTACTTGGAGAACCTTACTATACTTAAATCTTCCACCAAACTTATTAAGGTCTAGTGATTCCGAATATTTTGTTAAACTATTCAATACTCTAGTTTTTAATGAGTCTGCACTTGAAACTTGTGTATTATTATAATACACAGAAGAATCTACCTCAACATAAAGAATTTTGAGATCAATAATTCTCGGATTAATTCCTGAAACAGTATATTGTTTTAACTGACTTAATATTCTAGACTTATTAAAATCAGAAACGAAACTGCCATTTTTTGGTTTAATGCTCAGAACAACATTACCAAACTCTGGTGGATCTAGTTCTTCACCGCCAACAACAGCAACCGATTCAGTTTCTGGGTATATTCTTTTTATAATTGCCTCATAATCTCTTGAAGTAACAGCTCTGTTTTGTGCTGAATAGATTCTTGGCGCATAATATTTAATAGAATCAATTGGTTCTATACTAGAACCATTTTGAGATGTCTGATTTGTCGTGATTGTTATGTTACCAGGATTAATCAAAGCATTGGAAGCATCAACAATACTTCCAGAGAAGGAGAAAACACCGGCACCATTACCGTCTTCTCCATCTGTAATAATATAATTTGCTGTAATTACGGTTCCATCACCACCAACTTGATCTCCAAGTTTCTTTCCAATAATACCATCACCAAATCTTATCTCATATTTTTCATCCTGAACTTCTTGAAGAATATAGATTCTGGAATCGGCAGTGGTATCTAAGATATTGTCAATTGCCGAGTACTCAATTCCTAAACCACTTTCGGATGTTTTTCTTACATATACTGAAAGTGTAGAAGTGTCAATATAGGAATTGTTTAGAATAAATCTTTGATCAAGAGATCCATCATAATCAAATCTCTTTGTCAAATACGTTCCTTGATAAACGTCTATATTGCTGAATGTTGCAACACCATCAACAACAGTGGTGGTGATATTTTCTGGTATTGAGAATGTATAGGTGGTATCATTTGCGTTCCCTACGCACACCAGACCCCTCTGTAACGTTAGTGTAGGCGTGTCTTCGCTAGTTGATACCGTAAAGGATATTGTCGCTCTTGCTGCCGTTCTAGAGCGTGGTACGTATCCAATATTTCTTGCTAAAGAAACGACATTCTCACGAAGTGTTGCCGAATCCAAGAAGGATTCATTGACAATCATATTCGAGTTGAATGCCGTAATATAAGTGTTATATGCTAACGTATCGATTAAAACCGAAAAATTAGATCCTTCAAAATCAAAGTCACTAAATGTGCTGTTTGCACGAAGATAGTCCTTGATTGAAGTCTTTATCTGATCAAAATCTAGATTTGTAAACTTAGTAAAAGGCATATTATCTTGCTGCCTCTAATAGGAATGAGTATTCTTGTGTCGGAAACTCTTGACCTACAATATCAAAGATTACAGTGACCTCAAATTCATTCAAATCTGGACGAGGATCAACAAGAATCTGAACATTTTCAATTCTTGGTTCAAAATTATCAAGTGTAATTTCAATTTGTTGTTGAATTACAGATGCAGTACCAAAATCAACAAACTCAAAAAGACTTGAACGAACTTCGGAACCAAGAAGAGAGTTAAAAAACCTCTCAGTTGGTATGGTTTCTACCAAATTTCTTACAGATCTTCTAATTGCATTCTCATTTTTAAGGATTGGCAAGTCCTTTGTCACTGGATGTGGTTCAAAGGACAAACTAATATCTTTAAATGATCTTGATATCCTTTGAACCGCCATTTTGGTTAGAGTTTTCTGAACTTATTTATACCCCAGTTCCATAAGAAGGTTCGGTTCCATACTCCCAATCATCATAATCATCGTCATTACGAATTTTTTCATGTAATTCAGATTGTTTTTTAAGATCATGACGTGGTGCAAGGTCGTGCATCACTTCTGTAAGCACTCTTTTTGGTTTTTGTTGCATTGAACCATAGTCAGAGACGAGTTTAGTGGTTCCCCACATCTCTCTCATGTATTCTTTGTCTCTATCCACAGGTGAATTTCCCATTTTAGCTCCTGATTCGTTAAAATCAGAACTTTTAGAGGGGTTGCTATCCCTTATCGCTATTTATTTTCACGTTCTTGAGCAGTTTTCCAGTGATATTCGTCCTCATCACCCATACCAAGACGATCATAACCACATTCTACCTGATAATATTGAGTCGAAACCTTAAAATCGGGCATTTTTGGTTCTGCAGGTGTCAAACTATTGTCAAAAATGCGTAGTCGATTGTTTGGATACAATGCATATTGACCATTATTCAGTTCGACAAGGTTATGAGACTTGTGTTCGGCAGGATTTTCACTTGTTGCCCAGTCTACCATATCTGGATCGCGGTGATAATTGTCGATAGTGCAGACATATACACCCTTCTGAATACCAAAGTCCCGTGTATAACACTCAAAGTCCATACTACCAATGAATTTTTTGTCAATACTAACGACACCATAGTCCATACAGTTCCAAAACTGTAAGTTGGGTAAGTTCATATCTGGGTCTGGTGTTTGCGGACGAGATAAAAAGGCACTGATAGGTAACTTATCATACATTGCCGCATATTCTGGCAAATAAGTCTCAAAATAAAAAGCGCGTCCAGGAATCGACTTTGCCGAAACCCAAACGCCCTTGACAAATTCACCATGACCACTTTGATGGTCTGTAAGGTATTCTTTACGAACCCATACCTCAACAGATGGAAGGTTGGTGATTAAACAACTCATAAGACTTTATTGACTGTCTTATTTAACCTTTACCTTGACCGCGATACTTCTTCTTTGCTTTATTGCGAGAAGACGCTGCATACTTAGTATTCATGCCTGCTCCTTGACGAGTTTTCTTCGGTGCGCCCTCTACATAACCGCCACCTTTACGCATAGCCATTTGTTAATCTCCTAATAATTTCAGTTTCAAGATCTTCAGGTCTTGGAGAACCTGTCTGATAATACTCTATCGACAGGTCCTCCATCATATCGAAATACTCCTCCTCTGTCAAGTTAGAGTACAGTTTACGTCCCTTACAGTAGATATTGTAAGACTCGTCAGCCATCTCAAATCACTCTTGTCTTTTCGTGACCGACTCTGATACGAGGATCGCACCAGATTTCAAAACCTGCTTCCTTTGCATCCAGACAGAATGATACATCCTCTCCACACATATCCTGTACTGCACCAGACTCAAAGACTTGCATCTTTGGTGCAAACCAGGGATACTTCATATCTTCGTGCTCAAACACACCGTGCTTAATCATCAACCATCCAAATCCAGCATAATCAACTGTAAATGGTTTACGACGCTTCTGAATACTTTCGAGTGTCTCATGATTCATGACTCCACCATTGTTTGCAAAGTCTTCCTCTTCCAACCAGTGTGCAACGGAAGTCGTTCTTCCATCTTCTGTGCAATACCAACCACTGGCAATGTCCTTGTCCATCAGAACCAACTGATAGAACTTTTCGGTATTAAAAACAATATCACTATCAATCCACAACTGATAGTCGTACTTTAACTTTCCGTCCCAAGGAATCTGGTCGGGTCCTCTCAGCACATTTGCACCCAGACACTTGCATCTTGCAAAATTCACCATCGATGAATAGTCTTGTGAAATCTGAATACTTGCTCCGTTTTGTACAAGATCAAAACACAATTGCACAAAATTTTTCAGATATGTATATGAGACTCCACGTCCAGGAAGACAAAAAACAATTGCCTTTCCTCTGATCATCTCTTTTGCTTTATCATAGTCCCACTCTGATTCGCTTTGTGATGGTGTGGGTGCCTTTGCTTTTACGGTAAATCCTTTAGCCATAATAGAGTGTAATTACTTCAGTATCATACAGTATTATCTAGTATAAGTCAATCTCCCTTCACTTCGGTTATCACGATACAGTCTCCCTCGACTTCCATGTTCACTGTGGTGCCTTCGTACCACCCAAAATCATTCAGTATCCACTCCGGAATCTTCACATAATACTCTCCAGTTATTGGATCGACTTCTACGGTTGTAAAATTTTCCTCCGGATTTTTTTGCATCTCTGTGTTTTCGTTCATTGATTTTATATATGAGCTTTAAGAATTTAGAGGTCGATCGTAACACTTTGTAGACTAGGGGGACCCATCGGTTTTATATACACGGCGGCGCCCCCGCCCGGGCGGGCACGACGGGGCACTGCTGTTTCACGAACGAACAGCGGTCACTCAAAGCAGGGGATGGCAGCGACTGCCTCATCAGTGAACACCTCAGCAAACTGCCCTGCGATGGCAAAGGCACTGACGCCCAACTGGGGTTGAAGGCGCGACCCCATGGGGGAGTCGTCGTTGCCGCGACCCGTCCAAACGATCTGACGGGTACGAAGGTCGGAGGACATGGAGAGGATCATTGAGGTCCGTTGCGGTTGAGAGTATTGTAGCAGATCGGGGGTCACTGCCCCCCAGTGGACGGTTTAGAGGTCGTCCATCATGTCGTTGATCTCCAGTCCGTCGATCGCGGGGTCATCCCAGCGGCAACCGTCAGGGGTCTCCTTGCTGCCGCACTCCCAGAGCATTGCCACCAGGTCCTGATAGGTGCGACAGCGGCGGGCAGCATCATAGAGGGACTCATCATTCTGAATCCAGAGGGACACGTTCCAGGTCTCCCAGTTTGCCCATCCGTTGAAGGTGGAAGCGGTCATCGGTTCAGGTCCGTTTGGTATGTGAGAATTCTACAGGGTCAGGCGGCAGCGAAGCGGGCAGCGTAGACGGTTTCCAAACCGTATGCTTCCGTCTCCCGTTGCTCCTCATCCATGATACCCTCCAGGGTTTGGCGGCAGTGGATCAGTTCATGGATCAGGGTCAGGATGTAGTCTGCTTTAGGAAGGTCGCGCTCAACCTCCACCAGGAACTCCTGACCGTCTTCCTGCTGCCATCCTACCACACCTTCAGAGGTCAGGCGGCGATGATGAACGGTGACCGTAGCAGCGCCCAGCAGGGGCTCCTGATCCAGCATGAAGCGGTAGACCTGCTGTGCCAGGCGGGGGCGTTGCTTTTGTCCTGAGGTATAGAGCATGGGTCGTTTGCTTTGGTTGATGTGATTAGTCTACAGGGTCAGGCGGGGGGTCTGTGCCCCCCTTGTGCCAGTGCCTCAGGCGTCCATCCCCATCGCCACCGCCCCTGCCATAAAATAAAAAAAGCAAAAGTATAAAAAAAGGGGGCGATTGTGCCCCCTTTAGTGACACTCAATCACGCGACTTGATTGTTTGTTACTGTTGCAATCTCCGTTGATCAGTGACTTTCTACCGTGGCAGAGTTTGCAGTAAGTTTTCACATTGCTGGGAACGTTGTTGTCATGATTCCCGTCAAGATGATCCAGGTCCAAACTATTCTCAAACCCAATCCATCCGTCGCGGGGAACAGGACAAACCCAACCCAAATGACCGTCATTGTTCTCACAAAAGTTCTTTTTGTGAATGACAACTCCAGGAATTGTTTTGCCCTTTTTGCGAGCATCAGTGCAGCGGGAGCATTCTGACTTGAAGGACCAGTACTTCCACTCACGAACTAACACTTTACGGTTGCAACCGTCGTTGATACATTCGGGGTGAATGTGACCCTCAGCAAAATACTTTGCTTTCATGGTCTGGGAGAGGGTGGTCATGGGGTGTCTCTCAACTGATCATAGATTAAAGGGGGCAGCGCCCTCACTGTGCCCAGCAGTGACGGTTGATCCACTGTCCCACGCTAGCAGGGGGGATGATAGCAGCAGACAGGATCTGGCGACGGGATACTCCAGTGAAGGTGTACTCCTTGCTGCCACCACGAAAGCGGACCTTAACCGTGCCAGTGAAGGGGTTGGCGTAGACGGTGCGGGCGCAGTCGCTGTACTTGGAATCGATGGTGAGCATGGGTCGTTTGCTGTTGAGAGTATCCTACAGGGTCAGGGGTGCCCTTGTGGGCAGAGAGTGGACAGTGGGTCAATCGTCCCAATTCATCCATGCCTCGGGTTTGACGCCCCCAGGTGCTTTGATGGTGAACAGAA